TAAAAAATCTTGTCCTTGTTCATGTGTACCTGTTGCCGTATATTCCGCAGCAGTTAACTCTGGAAATAAAGATTTAAAGATTCTGTTAAATGTAGCTCTTTTACTATCAGTTATTCGCCAACCTTTTGTAAAGGATGTAGCTTTCAGTAGGAGAAATGATGGCCTGAAACCAGTGTAAACAAACGTGCCATCACTACTTGATCCGTTGCCTGTATATGACCCAATCTTGCAAAATCCCTCTACAGATCGAAAACAATAAGCAATTGTAGTTGTATTATCGGCAGTAAAGTCATTATCATCGCCAAAAGTAGATGAGTCGGGAAGACTTACTCCATAAGCGTCGGCAGCTTGAAACGCTTGAGTTAGATTTAAACCACCCCAATCTAATGATCCATCAACCGCTGTTGTATAAGTCCACCAACTGTTTGAACTACCTCGATTTTTTGTAATTATTAATTCTGGCGCGGCTCCTAAACCATGACCGACTTTATATGTACCAGATTGTCCTGTGTAACTTACTATAGAAAACCCTGCCGTTGGATTCGCTTTTACAACAGGTACTTCATCCGCTGGCGTAACATCCCCGTCAAAATTAGTTGATCCAAGAGTTGAGTTTGTATTTATTTGTCCCCCCATCCCAGCATGACTACTGCATTGGTAGTAGAGCGTAGGAGCAGAAGCCGCTATTGTTATTGTTACAGTTGCCCCAGAAGATCCAGCAGTGCCGCTTGTAGTCACTCCTGTTGTGTATTCTCCACCCGATTTATCTGCTGCTGTGTAGAACCTTAAAGGATGTGTAGCGTTAGAACTGTCAGATTGATCAAAAATATAAGTGCCACCCTCTGCAAGATTTAAAGTTACTGCACTAACAGCAAAAGTCGCACTATCCGCAGAATTTCTAAATCGATATTTATTACCAGAATCATCAACAACTACGACCTTATAAGTTTTAGTATCTGTATCGCCAGCGTTCCAGTTCCAAGCGACAATATCTGAACCACTGTTGTAGTTCATATTTGTTGCTGAACCTAAAGTAAAACCATTGCTGTTAAATGATTGTAAATTCTGGGCATCAGTTAATTCTTGATCTTGTTGATTAGATTTTAGTCTTTTTGTTGCTCCTCTAACGCTGTCATACAATTCATGGTCATAAGTGTCATCACGACTTTTTCCCCATACTAAATCAGGCTGAAAATTTAAACCAGTTACAACTTGTGTTGAAGCATTTGCTGTAAATAACAAAGTATCAAAATGTTTATTAGGCAACAATATTGTTGGATCAGGTAAGTTTGCTGAAGTTAATGTTTTAAAACCTGTTGGTATATTGGAAGAAAAACTATTTAAATCAAATTGACCAAAGTTAACATAGCAGTTATGACCTGAACCAGTACCCATAAAGATATAAGGCGCCCAACCATCTGCTACTGCATGACTGCTAAAATCGTAAGCCGCATTAGCTCCTGTAGCTGGATTACCACTATTAAAATAATTTCCAGAAGTATCACTAAACCATATTTTTTTATTATCCATATCACAAGCGATTCTTATCCAACCAGCACCAGTTTGAGCTGATCCACCAGTAATACTAGTTGTGCTACTACTTCCTGTTCTTAAATTTCCGCCATTCGTAATAAAAGCAAGTCTATTAACAATTCCTGTTGATTGATTACTAAGTGTTTCTTGACCGCAAATTCCTATTTCTGGATTTTGGCCTGAATTTTTATAAATTTCCCAATACCATTTTCCAGATATTTGTGGACTTATAAAAAAAGTGGCTGTTATTGCTTGGTCATTGGACGTTTGATCGAAAACAAGATTTCCTTCGCCAATATCAAAATTAAAACTAGATGTAGCATTTAAAGGATTTAAGACGCAAAAATTATTTGAAGGCGTATCTGGCATTGAGTCATATGCTAAACCAGAAGAAACAGAAAAATTACTTACACTAAAATTATGGCCGTTACCAGAAGAATCTGTTCCAAGAGCAGAAGTCGACCCATAACTTGAAAAATTTAAATAAAAACCATTTGTACCATAACTACCTGTATATTTTTTAGGATTCCATTGACCTGTAGTTGAATCTGTTGCCGCAAAATATGATGGGTCGTAAGCATACCCGTCAAGAAAATGAACCTCTGCTAAATAAGCATCAAGCCTATAACTATGAGAAGTATTATATGAATAAGAACCTATAGTGTGTAGTGAATTATTATTTAAAGGTGTATCGGCATTTTGTGATAAACCTAACTGATTATTATAAATTAAATCTCCATTTACATAAACTTTAAATCTATCTGCGGCAGTGGATTCAGTTGTATCCATAACCCATACACAATGATACCAAGCACTTGGGTCATGCAATCTATGGGTTGAATAATATCCACCAACACCATAGTAATCAACACCAATATAACCATTATTTGTAATCCTGTAAGTCATATTTTCTGCTGTTGAACCAGCCCCACAACTTAAAAACAGCCCATTACCTTCATTTGTAGAACTATTTATACCTGTCTGACCTAACTTTACCCATGCACTGTAAGTAAAAGTTTTTCTATTGCCAGCGGATGAAGGGGTTCTTGATAAATATGCGTTGTCACTCCTGTTGAATCTTAAACTGCGGTCTATTGTGTAAGCTTCAGCGGTGCCTCCAGAAGCACCGACTCTTATTGGATCAAAAAATGGCATTACGTTCCTGTTTTAACATCAAGAGACATGACAGCGTGTATAACATTACTAGATAAAACAATATAATCAATCCTATCTACTGCGTCACTGGAAGTTGAAGCTGTAGGTGTAGTCCCGCCAGCAAATTTGAAAGCCGAATTATATGCAACAGTATAGTTCCCGCTTGATGGTTGAGTTATAAATATTGACCCTGATTGACCTACAGCCTGATTACTTGGCGCGCCTAAAGTTGCGTTTTGTGTGAGTGTAACTTTATGATGACAAGATAAAGCAAAATCAAAAGTAATTGTCGCACCTGATTGCGTAACGTCTGTAATATTAGCGGCGGCTCCTCCTGTAAGACTTACACCACCCGAAGCAGTTGCAAATACTGTTGAAGCATTGTGTTTTAAAGTAACAGTTCCACCAGTTCCAGTATCACTACAAGTTATATAATCATTACCGCCCGCATCTTCTAAAATTAAGTCACTCCCTCTTATTAATAATGATCCTGACCCTGAATCCTCAATATAAGAATTACCGCCATCGTGGTATATAGACAAATCGTCGCCAGTTCCAAACTTAGCTTTTGCATTATCAGCAAATTCAAGTGCATTATCTGATCTGTCAAAAACAACGTCATAACCAGCAGTAGCTCCGTCAAAAGTTACATCCTCATTAAAAGTTGTTGCACCATTTAGTGTTGAAGTTCCAGAAACATCAATATTTCCATTTAAATCAACGTTGCCATCATGTGTTGCCCCATCATCTGTTACTGTTCCTGTGACATTTAATCCTGTTGAACTTATGTTCGCTCTTACAGAACCACCTGTTGCTATATCTAAATTATTTGCAGCACTTGAAAAAATACCAGTATCAAGATCATCACGAAACCCCAAAGCGGGAGCGCTTGCAGACCCGTCTTCAAGGGTTAAAGTTCCATCAAGTTGTAATAAAGTGACCCACCCATCGTTTGCGCTATTTCTAATTTTTAAAACATTCTCGTTTGTATCAGCCCACCATTGATAAGCGTATTTTGTAGATGGTTCAGATGATGATGAATTATTACTTACAATCGCCGCTAACACGTTGTTTATATCTGCCCGAACATTCGCCCCTGTCGAGTTGTCTATAACATAATCATGCGTTGCCATTTTAACTCTATTTTTTCTTTAAGGTTATCATAATTTTAAGACCCGCGCCCAAAACCGACAGCCGTATATTTAAAATTCCTGTTAACAAAACTTGAACCATTTTTAATATCAATAGAAAAACCAGTTCCAGAAATATTAGACAAACTGAAGAAATCTCCTGATTGTGCGTTTTCAATAACAATTCCGATTGTTGGAAGATAAGCAGTTGTAGAACCTCCTAAATCAGAAGTTCCTGTAAAGAATGTATTTGTAAATGTTATTGCTTTTGTAGAAGTACCACTCGCAATAAGGCTATTGACAGTTTCAGTTCTTCTTTCAAGTTCTGCCGTATATCCGAGTTCATCAATTTCTATACTTTGTGCAGGGTCGTTTGTTGTTAGTTCAGCCCTAAATTTAAAACCCCTTGCGACAAAAGTTCCATTTGCTAAAGGTTGAAAAGATGAAAAAGTTGCAGAACCGCTAGATGGGTCATCATCTGTTGTTGCAACGAGCAAACGGGCATTTACATCAAATGCTGTTGCAGCGTCAAAGTTTGTCCATGTGTCAATATTTGCTGTTCTACTATCAATTAAATCCGCTGGATAAAAGCCTTGTGTTACCATATGTCGTTTTAGCTTGAGTGGTTGTTTACCTCCTAAATCAAGAACATTTGCAAAATCATAAGTCCCACCTGTTTGGTCAACAGCACCTAAAAAATCTAAATTTCCAATCAAATCAAAATCGCTGACAGAATCCAAAGTAGTGGTCGAACCAAGAACAAGTCCATTAACTTCATCACTAAAAAAACAATCAGATTTTGTACCCGCAAAAGGCGGCGAATCAGTATCTTCTCTATCTTGAATAATTGTTAGTTTTGGTAGAGGGTCAGGGGAAGAAACAATTATTGATGCTTCGCCATCACTAAGGCGTCCGCCATCATCGCGGAATTTGACGATTACCTCTCCGTCAATAGCTGGTATCAAACTTTCACTTACAGACCCCGGCAGTGCAGGGATAAGGTCAACTGAATTTGTAAAAGTGCCAGAACCATCTGTTTTACTGGAATGTCTGACCACCACGTTTCCTCCGTGGGTCACGTCCACATCTGTCGCTTTATCGAATCTTATTCTTACAAATTGGTCATTAACAGGTTCAAGAGTTAAATTTGTGACATCTTGCGGAACAGCAGTTTTTCCAACAGCTTCAAATGTTAAATTATTTGAAGTCGCTGAAAGTTGTCCGATTACGTTATAACTAAAAACCTGAAATTCATAAGTTCCAAGTTGACTATTCATAATTTGAAAATCAGGTCTTGAAACTTTTTCTGAAACAAAGTTTCCATTTTCGTAACGATAATTTACTTGATATTCAATAACACCATTTATTGGTTGCCAACTTAAAAATATTTTTGAAACAGCTTGATTATTAATAGGAACAATTGTTTCAACCGCTGAAAGGTTTGAAGGCGGCGGCTGTAAATCATTTAACTTTGAAACTGTCCTTGTTGGCAAAGATGCCCCATCTTCAATAAATGCGTATTTTTCATTAACGTAAGATAAAGCTGTAATAGTATAATTTGTTGAATCAGTTTCTTCTACTGTTATTACTCTAAATTTTTGCGCTTCAACTGTTGAATTTTGAATTAAATATATTGTGTTTGTATTTGGGGTCTGACTAAATGCTGAAGAAACAGTAACAACGCCGTTTGTAATATCCGATATATCTTTTGTTTCAACGGAACCATCAGGCAGAATCAAAGATAAAGTAGGGCTGTTTGTTGTTGGTAAATCTGTATTTTCCGTATCATCAACTGTAACAACTGTTGTTGAAGTAACGCTTTTTAATCTCCCTGAACGCCTAACGCCCGCGCGAACAGGGTCATTGATACTGATAACAGCGCCCGGCCTACACATTAAGCCACCTTCCATTGATGTCGTAAATGTCACAAGTTCGCTTTCGTTAGCTTCTGAAAATGCAATTGCCTTTGCTAATCTTTGCGCCTGTCCCCGCGATGTACACGCGAAACCTTTTACCTGTTTAACGACAGTTCCAATTTTTGCTGATAATGTAGTATTTTCAAAAACTTCGTAATCTATATCTTGCGAATCCATATTGTAATAACTGACAGAAATTACAGAATGTCTTTGTTTTAAACTTGAACCTGAATAATTAAAACCATCACTTGAAATATTGGCAAGTGAAAAAAGAAACGAGGAATCCTTGGGGGAATCCTGTGCTAATAAAATAGAACCCGTTGACCATATCGGCATACTTCGCATTACACCCGCAAGTTCATTTATCAAATCAAATGCGGAACTTGAAGATTGAATATTTACGTTGGCTGAAAATCTGGCTTCCTGTCCGCCAAAACCGTCATCGACAAGAGTATTTGCAAATTTTGATGCGGTTACAAAAGAAAACAAGTCAAGGTTTGAATCTGCAATATGTGTCCCGAATCCATACCTTTCAGTTGTTAAAAGGTCAAGTAAGATCATCGCAGGGCAATTTGTCCATACCGCTGAACCCATAACCCCGTTAAAAATATATCCTGTCGGGTAAACAATTCGACCTGTTGCATTATCAACAGTTGGCGTTCCTGAACTTGATGCACCGGCACCCGGAATCCTTACCTTAATACCACGAATACGAAATTTGCGGCGTGGAATAGAACTGAACTGTTGAGAATCAAGCCTTATTGCGTTATAGGCTGAGTTTGCATAAGTACTTGCATCATCAATTATTTCTGCAAAACTGGCAAATTGGAAAGAATCTATCAAAGAAGAATCTGTCGAATCCGCTGTTACTCTTATAACTCTAATATCTACAGGAAAAGAACCTGTTATTTTTACTGAATAATCTTTTTGATACGCATCAGCGGTTCGACCTGTAATTGTATCTGTGATGACATCTGTAAAACCCCCTGAATTGTATTGAACAGCAATTTTTAGATCAACAGTAGAACCAAGAAGATCGCCTTCTGTTGTTGCTTTTTGTATCTGCGGAAAACTAACAGTTACTTTTACTCGATCAACATTTGTATTTGTAATCTGTCTTGTAACTGGCGCTGAAGTTGTAACAGTTACCCCGACAGGTGTGATTGAAGAAGAACTTTCAATTCCATCAACTTTTGTTTGATCTGCAGTTCCAAAACGCGGAGTAAAAGTAACATTTTGAAAATTAAAATCGTTATCGGCAGGATTTGACGAATCTGCGGATGCTTGCAAAACAGGGGTATCGTTAAGAAAGACGTCCTTTAAATACGCATTGACATAAGCGGCTGAAGTACGATCTGTTATGCCTTCCTTTGAAGCGGTTGCAGAGCCTTCAATCTCTCCTTCTGATATAAGATCAAGGAAAGTTGCAAACTGTTTACTGTGAAGCGTATCAGGGGTTCTTGTCGGTTGTCTTGGGGGCGGCGGCGAACCTCCACCACCTGAACCGCGAATAATTTTTCTTTTATCGGTCATGCCTGAACTTGCTCCGTATCAATACCGCCAGAAATAACAACTGACCCTGTAAAAATCTCGCCGTAAACAATAGGAACAGGCGTTCCGGCCCGGCTTGTTTGTTGCGTTCCTGAAAAGCTAAACGACAAACGCGGGTCTTGCTCACTTGAAAATTCAGGCATTTTTGGTGTAGGAAACAGCATCCCACTTACGCCGCTAAGAACTAAACTTGCACCAATAAGACCAAGAGCCGCCGAACCATATGCCCCTGCCGCATATAAACCTGTCG